TCAGATATTCTTTTTTCCGCTATTTTAACATAGTCGGGACTCAATTCAGTTAGTATCGCGTTGCGTCCATGTTTGATTGCGGCTATCGCAGTTGTTCCCGACCCACCAAAGGGGTCAAACACAGTGCCACCAACGGGACTACCTGCAAGCACACAAGGCTCAATCAAGTCAATAGGGAATACGGCAAAATGCGCTTCTGCAAAGGGCTTAGGACTAACCCACCAAACACTACGCTTATTCCTTTTGTTTTCCCCTTCTTTTATGGCCTCATGGTCGAAGTAATAATGTGCAGACTTAGTTAGCAAAAACATATACTCATGGTTCTTGGTGCATCTATCCTTTACAGACTCCGGCATACAATTTGGTTTAGCCCAAATAATATCTTGTCGTAACCACCATCCCGCTTCTCGTAACGCAAGTGCTACCTTCCAAGGGATGCCTACTAAATCCTTACCCTTCAAACTACCACTTGCTTGATTACGCATTTGTGTTGGTAGTGTTCTCTCATCCCCTTCGTGCATAGTTTGTCCGACATTGGACTTACGACTACCTGCACAGTAAGAATCGCCTAGATTCAACCATAGTGTGCCTTCGGGTTTGAGAATACGCTTGACTTCATCAAATACTTTTACCATATTTTTAACATATTGTTCGTGCGTTGGTTCAAGTCCTAACTGTCCGAACCACGCATCACAATGTTTGCAGAACGCTTGTTCTTGGGGTTCCCAATATGCTGATTTCAATTGTAACGAATTATTATTTTTACGGGTATTCTCGCTTGGTCTTGTGTAACCTTCCCATTCGTGGTGCTTGTATGTTTCACCATCTGCTCGCTCACAATAACGATACCCCCAAACCCTGCCGTCACCGCCATAGTCACGCAATCCCCAATACGGAGGACTTGTAATTACAGTATCAACTGACTCATCGGGAATGTTACGCATCTGCTCGATACAATCACCGACATGGATAGTAACATCAGACAACCCTATATTCCTCCTTCAATCTGTAATTGTGTGGAGGGGCGGCGGTTCGTTCAAGAATACCCATACGATACATATTACCTAATAGATTACCCGCAACTTTACTTGTCATGTCGCAATTCTTGTTAGTGTATCGTTGCGCTCTCTTAGCGACTTCGCTCGCAAGATAGAAACCGTCACCTTCAAAGTCGTAAGTCAAAGCCGCCAACAATGCAACCTTCAAGTATCGCTTACGCTTACTTACTTTACCGTCTATTATTAGTAACAAATCGTTTGTCTGTTTTAGGTCAAGGTTACGCAAAGCACCATTCTTCAAATTAATGACGCTCATACAACCACCTGCGAATAGGAGGGGAGAACGAAACAGGCGAAACACATTACCCGTTGCGAAGTGGAGGCTGACTCTTCGTTTTGATTCACGCAAACTCCCCATGTAGTATTAATTCTTCAACAATGCCGCATGGAAAGCCCACGAACCATTGTTGAAATTGATTAGCATTCTGTAACCTTGACCAAACTTAGTAAAGTCAAAGATACTGATTAGACATTCACCGTGAAAATGTTTGAACAGGTCGTCAAGACCACCATCAAACTCACATTCCCACTTAGGTATAGAACCTCTTTTACCCGATAAAGTAGTAGTAGTCTGTCCCAAGTGTGGGTCGCCAACAGTTATCTTCAATGTCGAGCCACCACCTTCAAACTTGTATAGATTCAATCGTTGTCCGTTGATATTGTCACATCTAAGTGCCTCATACAATTCGGTGCAATTAAAATCATAGTGAATAGTAGCATCAATCTTCTCGCCATCAGCAGTAGTGTAAGTAGCATTGGCTACATCAATCCTTTCTGCAAGTGACATACTTTTCTCCCTAAAGGTCTTTAGGGTTTCTGTGCTATGCGAGAAAGCCTTAGCATCAAGCGAAGCATCAAGTGTAGTCTGTTTGTTTGCAGACTTAAACTTCAACTTGTTAGTAGCACCATCGTAAGTTAGAGTAACACCTTGACTGTGCATCTTGAGAATACCTAGAACCCTATCAATGTCCGGTATGGGAATTAATGTCTTAGGGTTGAGAGAAGTAACGCCATCGGTTGTAGTCTGACCTTCAACATAAGTCAATCCGGTCATATCTCTTGTCAAACTTAGGATGGAAACCTTGTTACCATCACATGACAAAATACAAGAATCAACCTGTGATTGACCTTTACCATTCACGGTTTGTTTTCTCTTAGAAATACCCAATAGATTCTGCAAAACTGCATTGTTTACTTTTACGGTCATTTTAATCTCTCCCTGTCAACTAATTGATGTGCTAAGATATTTGGTTGCGATTCTTGCAACTCCATAACTGCACTGAACAACCTATCAGCCTGTCCTCGGATTTGAGTATCTTCTATCAATCCTTCTGTGATAATGCGTTTGATAGACTTTACTTCATCCCTCAAAGTAACAATCTCATTGATAATTGTCCTTTGGTGTTCAGATAACTTCTGAAGGTGTTGGTAAATATCCAATATGTTCTCCGCATCAACCATAATATCACTTCCAATTCAGCATGGGTAGTCCCGACCATACAATCTTGCCACCCTTGACCGCTAAGACTTCGTGGGTTTCACCGACAAACTCCATGTGCTTACCCTTGATTTCCTCAAGAGTAGCCTTGATAGCCCAATCGCCATCCTTGAGTTTGGGGTCTGCCTTTACACCTGCGGCCGCATCAGCCTTTCGCATGAAGCGACCCAAGAATATCTGTTGAGAGAATAGACGCATAGTTCCCTTCTCCCATTCCGGCCTTTCACCAATCTTCATTAGAACCTTGCCACCGTTACCATTGTCAACATAGTTGCTAACATCTTTTAGGTGGAAAGTAAAGAATACACACGGAACGGCAAGACCATGCAATCGAGTCATAACTTCACGGAATGATTGATTACGAGTTCTCCATTCCTTCTGATTGAATGCGTCACCTTCTTCTTTGATTACGCCCTTGCGTAGCAGAATAGCCGTCATAGCATGTTCACACCACTTTAGGAATGTTGAACCACCATCGAATACGATAGCCGCAATATCCTCACCCTCGCTTACTTTATCGGCAATAATATTGACATAGTAATTTGCCTTGTCAATCAATGCCGCATAATTGATAGTGGAATCCTCATTGTAAATCGACTCATCCCTTTCATCAAGTAGTGGTAAAACTGTAATGTCCTTATCGTCACCATAGACTTCTTCGATAGTAGCCTGTGCCGAGTTATCAACATCAATGACAATTATTTTACCCTTTGGTTTAACCTGTCTTGCGATTGATATAGCAAGTCCACTTTTGGCACAATTCTCTTTTGCCACCAAAGCCATTCTAACCGGAACGGACTGTGCAGTATTGTTCTCAAACAAATTGCGATAGTAGTCCTTTCCAAATCCTGTCTTAACCGGCACATCTTTTGTAGCCGCCTTTGCGTTTGTTCCCCAACTCATATTATCACCTTATCATATATAGCATATAAACTTGCTTACAAATCCTCTCTCGGTAAAATAACCGTATCTGTAAGTAACACTAACTTAGCGATTGACACCGCTACTGTTAGCGAATTGACTACTACTTGTGTCGGGTCAAGAACCCCCGCTTCTAACAAGTCTGTCTTTAGCATTGTCTTGAAATCCATACCGATATTCGGCTTAGTAACATTCCATATTGTTTCGGGAGAAATATTAGCATTCTCACACAAGGTATTGAACGGTGCATCCAAAGCAACCGCCAATACTCCCGACTCCGAATAAGAACCATGATACTTGAGAGCCAAACCACCACCAACACTTACACCGCCTTCGATAGCGAGTTTGGTAGCATTGATGGCATCATCAATACGCTCACGCCTTTCAGTGGCTTCTAAGTCAGTCATACCGCCGACTTGGATAGAACATATACCACCGTCAAAACGAGCAATCCTTTGACTTAGTTTTTCCTTATCAAAACTATGTTCTGCTTCATCCCTTTGATGAACCAAACCATTGTGACCATATACTTTTGCCGCTATTCTTTCCGGCATAGACTCATGTTCGGCGGCACTACTACCAACAATTGTAGTGGATTCAGAATTACAAGTCACTCTTCGCACAGAACCGAAGTGACCTGCACCCTTTTCAATATGTGAAATACTATCAGCACCGATACCGGAGAATACATGAGCATTAGCAATCAGACCTACATCTTCATACCATTCCTCTTTGCTGTCACCGTAACCAGCAATACGAACAACTGCCGCATTTACAATTCCCTTAATACTATTGACAAGAAGGTTCGACAATGCGACACCCTTCATATTATCAACAACGAATAAGATAGGCCGAGATTCTTCAACGGCTATTTGTAGTGCCGGTGTAATATCTTCAAACTCCGTGATGGTTTCTTTTGTGATAACTATAACAGGGTTTTCCAAAACACACTCACCGTTGGTAGCGAACATTGGACTCACTAAACCGGATGGCATTTCAAACCCGTCAACAATCTTGTAACCCGTTTTACCATCGAAGGATGGTTCAAGAGTAATAGAACATTCAACACCCTTCTTGTAAAAGATTTCAGCAATCATATCCCCCAAGTCGGGGTCATTGTTAGCCGCAATAGTAGCGACATACTTCAAAGATTGCAAGTCCTTTGTCGAGATAGGGATAGTGTTTTCTTTTATGTCAGAAATAGCAACTCGGCTCGCTTTGTCAATAGAATTGAATACTTCAACCGGACTCATACCTTGCTCTATCCATTCAAAGGCA